GCCTTGCCATTGGAATCAAAGGCAGCCAGGTTAACCATCGTCTCAGAATGCACGTGGGTGATGATCGCAGTGTGTGTGACACCAGTGCCGGGGTGAAAGCGCACAACGCGGCCCAAGGTGGGATAGATCACAGGTTTGGTCATGGTTTTTATGGAGTCCACATAAGGGTGTTTGAGTAAGGGGTAAATCAGGCGGGCATAGATAGTTTGGTTGTGGCGTTTTGCTTGTCATAACTAAAGCGCTTTAGTTAACCGCCTTCGCGCGCGCGCGGCACAGTGCCATGCATGACCGATACCAACCGCTCCCTTATTGCAGTGCTCGTACTGTCCGCATGCGGGTTTGTGGGCTTGGCGATTGATGAGGGCTACACCTCCAAAGCCATACCCGACCCTGTGCTGGGAACCAAAGTCCCAACCATTGGATTTGGCACAACCGAAGGCGTGAAGATGACCGATGTCACCACGCCGCCCCAAGCCATGCAGCGCACCCTGGCAGATGTTGGCAAATACGAGGGGGCGGTAAAGCGCTGCGTGCACGTGCCCTTGCACCAGTATGAATACGACGCCTTCATCAATATTTCCTACAACATCGGCGGCGCTGCCTTTTGCGGCAGCACGATCGTCAAAAAGGTCAATGCACTGGACTACACAGGCGCATGCAATGCCATCTTGCAATGGCGTTATGTGGGTGATGTGGACTGCTCTGCGCCAGGCAATAAATCTTGCCCTGGTCTGTGGAAGCGCAGGCTTCGCCTTAACTCCCAATGCCTGGGTCAAACCACCGGAGCACAACAATGAATCGCACCTTGATTGCCTTGGCGGCAGCACTTGCCTGGAGTGGCTTGGTCTTCTATGGCGGCCACTCGTTGGGCGATGCGCAGAGCAACGCGAAGTGGCTGGACAAAGAGGCGCAATACCAGCGCCAGGCCAAAGCCGACTTACTTGCCGGACAGGCGCGAGGTGATGCACTCACCACGGGCCTCCTGGTGCAGCAGGACCAGATCACTCAACTCAAATCGGAGAAACAAAATGCAATCAAGGTTGTCACCAGTGGGCGCGCTTGTCTTGGCGCTGACACTTTGCGGGTGCTCGACACAGCCCCCGGCATCACGGTCGCAAGACCAGCCCAAGCCACCAGCAACCCTCCTGCAGCGGGTGAAGCCCTTGCGCCCGATTCAAGTGTCTCCACCGACACCGACATTGCACTCTGGATCATTGACGCCGGAGCCGACTATGAAGTCTGCAGAACCCGCCTTGATGCGCTGATTGACTGGAACCTGGGGAAGTAACCATCATGATTATTGAAGTCAATCTGGCCAATCTCATTTTCATCATCATTGCAGTTATTGGTGCCTTTTGGGCAATCACCAAAACACTGATGTCGCAGTACAGCAAGTCGCTGTATTTGCGCCTTGATGCCCTCACAGAAGGCAACAACGCCCAGCAAACAAGCATGCATGCCCTGGAGCGTGAATTTCTCCTGCTGCAAAGCGCTTTGCCACGCGAGTACTTACGGCGCGATGACTTCGGCCGTGAGCTCAAGGCTTTGCACGATGCGGTGCAGCGGGAGATATTGCCACTGCGTCAGAGCCAGACCCGCATTGAAGATTTCTTACTGAACAACAAGGCTGGGCTATGAGCGATTACGCCGATTACCTGCGATCCGACTTGCGCTTGGTGTTGCTGCGCATTCTGTCGGAGATGCCCTCCTACCGGGCCAACAGTTCCATTCTGTCCAACCTGCTGCACCAGCTGGGGCACGCCGCCACACGCGACCAGGTCAAAACTGAAATGCGCTGGCTGTCTGAGCAAGGCTTGATCAACCTGGATGATGCAGGCTCCGTCCTGGTGGCAACACTGCAAGAGCGCGGTCAGGACGTGGCTGAAGGCCGCAGCCAGGTCGATGGCATCAACCGGCCCCGTGCCTGATTGGGTCATTGAGCCATGGGCCGTAAATCCTCCATTGACCGTCTGCCGCCAGAAGCGCGCGCACGGATTCAAAAGCACCTGCGTGACAACCGGCTTACCCTGGACGAGTTGATTGCCGATCTGCAGCAGGCATTCCCCAGCCTGGCAGAGACCAGCGCCCTGCCCAGCCGCAGTGGCCTGCATCGCTACAGCCAAGGTATCCGCGACATCGTTGCCCATGAACGGGAAATGACCGTTGCGGCCGAAGCCCTGGTGGCTGAGCTGGGCGAGAACTTTGACGCCAAGAGTGGCGCCCTGTTGGCGCAGGCCGTGACGACATTGGCCAGCCGCCGTGCCATGCAAGCGATTGAAGCCAGCAACACGGGCGAGGTGATGGATATCAGTGATGTGCTGGACCTGGCGCGTGCTGCAAAGACCGCGCAAGAGGCGCGCAGCCTGAATTTGAAGGAGCGTCGGTCAGTCGCTGAGGAGGCCCGACGCAAGCTGCTTGAAGAGCAGCGTGCTGCACTGGAGGCTATGGGCTCCAAGGGTGGCGTGACCGAAGACACCAAGAAGGCGATCCGCGAGGCGCTGGGGATTGTCTGATGGCAAAGATCAAAGGCCGTGCCAAGGTTATTCCCGCTGACCGTGATGCCATCTTCTTGCCGTTTCAGAGCAAGTGGATCAAGGACCAATCGCGCATCAAGCTCATGGAGAAATCACGCCAGATCGGCATCAGCTGGTCAACGGCCTATGGCGCCGATGAGCGCGCAGCCTCTCAGGGCGCCCGGTTTGACGAGTGGGTGAGCAGCCGGGACGATATTCAGGCGCGGCTCTTCATTGAGGATTGCAAGCTGTGGGCGGGCATCATGAACCTGGCCGCCAAGGACCTGGGTGAAGTGGTGATTGATGCCAAGGACAAGCTGACGGCCTATGTGCTGCAGTTCGCCAGTGGCAGACGTATCCACAGCATGAGCAGCAACCCCGATGCACAGGCCGGTAAGCGCGGCAGCCGGGTGCTGGATGAGTTTGCCCTGCATGCCGATCAGCGCAAGCTGTGGGCCATTGCTTACCCCGGCATCACCTGGGGCGGCAGCATGGAGGTGATCAGCACACACCGTGGATCTCACAGTTTCTTCAATGGCTTGATCCGCGAGGCGCGCGAAAAGGGAAACCCCAAGCGCATTAGCCTGCACCGCGTGAGCCTGCAGGATGCACTTGACCAGGGGTTTCTGTACAAGCTCCAGCAATCACTTCCAGCTGATGCTGAGCAGCAGGAGATGGATGAGGCGCAGTACTTTGAGTACACCAAAAATGGCGCCGCCGATGCTGAGTCCTTTGACCAGGAGTACGGCTGCATCCCGGCTGATGACGATGCCAAGTTTCTGGAGTACGGCCTGATCACTGCCTGCGAGTATGCCGCCGGGGTTATTTGGCAGCGTGGCCTGGAAGGTCCATTCACTGGGCGCCTGTTCTGCGGTGTGGACATCGGACGCAAAAAGGACTTGACCGTCCTATGGGTGGTAGAGCTGCTTGGTGACACCTTTTACACCCGGCACGTAGAGACCTTAGAGAAGATGCGCAAGAGCGCCCAGGAAGACATTCTGTGGCCTTGGTTTGCCATCTGTGAACGGACCTGCATTGATGCCACCGGCCTGGGCATTGGCTGGGTTGATGATGCGCAAGACAAGTTTGGCGAGCGGCGCATTGAAGGCGTCACGTTCACCGGTCAAGTCAAAGAAGCATTGGCCTATCCGGTGCGTGGAGCCATGGAAGACCGCACCATCCGGATTCCGGAAGATCCCCATATTCGCGCTGACCTGCGCAAGGTTCAGAAGGTGGTCTCTGCAGCTGGAAACATTCGGTTTGTTGCTGAGAGCACACCTGACGGCCACGCTGACCGATTTTGGGCACTTGCCCTGGCCATCCATGCGGGGTCTGTACCAGGCGGCCCTGTGGTGGCTGCCAGCCGCGCGCACAAGCCAACCATGCGCATTGGCGACATCAATCTAAACGGGTACTAAACCTATGGCTACACGCAACGTTTTAAGCACGCACTATGCGACCAGGTCGCGCAGCCTGGAATACACCGCGCTGGGGATGTTGCTCCCCAATCCGGACCCGATCCTGAAGCGTCAAGGAAAGAGCATTTCCGTGTATCGGGATATGTGTGCTGACGCACTTATCGGCAGCTGCATTTCTCGGCGTAAGGCCAGTGTGCAGGCGCTTGAATACGGACTTGACCGGGGCCAATCCAGCAGCCGGGCTGCCAAGGTGGTGCAGACCATGCTGGATGATTTACCCCTGAGCACCATCATTGAGCAGATGCAGGATGCGGTGTTCTTTGGCTACCAGCCCATGGAGGTGATCTGGCAACCCAAGCAGGGGCTGTGGATACCGGATGACATCGTTGCCAAGCCGCCCGAGTGGTTTCACTTTGACGCGGAAAACAATATTCGCTTCAAG